AGTCGGATATCTCAGATTTGAGAGAGAAGACGAAGAAAATTTCCGAAATCGACGCGTGCAAGTCGGATATCTCAGATTTGAGAGAGAAGACGAAGAAAATTTCCGAAATCGACGCGTGCAAGTCGGACATTGCAAATTTGAGAGAGAAAACACAGAAAATTTCCGAAATCGACGCGTGCAAGTCAGACATTGCAAATTTGAGAGAGAAAACACAGAAAATTTCCGAAATCGACGCGTGCAAGTCGGATATCTCAGATTTGAGAGAGAAAACCGATACTCACAGGTTGGATATTGTGAATCTTAACAACTCTCTCACAAACACTGTATTTAAATTATCGAACGATGTTAGAAACGTTAACATATTGGTACGAAACGTGGAAAACATCAAGACATCGTTCAAAAAATTTGACAAAAACGACTTTTTTGTCAAATTAGCCGAAATCGACGTGTGCAAGTCGGATATCTCAGATTTGAAAGAGAAAACACAGAAAATTTCTGAAATCGACGCGTGCAAGTCGGATATCTCAGATTTGAAAGAGAAAACACAGAAAATTTCCGAAATCGACGTGTGCAAGTCGGATATTACCAATCTTAATGACTCTATCATTCAAAAAACTAAAAATTTAGGAAATTCAATCAAGAGACTTTCTGTCGATTTGACCAAAATTTCAGCGTACGAGTCCGATATTACAGCATTAAATCACTTTTTCGAGGAAATATCTACCAAAACGTCTTATTTGGATAAATTAGTCAAACAACTCGTCGATAAAGTTCAAGACATTGAAAAGGTAGAAGAAGACCTAAAATTTTTAACTAAAAATATCGAAGGGTTCGAAGAAACCATTGACAATATAAAAAATAAATTCTATTCTGAAATTAAAAAACTTGACACAGAACAACTTAGAAACAGAAGATTTGTGCAGTCACAAATTAATAACATAATTAAAAGTAGTATAGAGCAAATTAATAAAAAGTTAAAAACTATGGAAGAAATTAACCTTGTCGAGTTACAAAAATTCCACGGCTGTGTTAATGATGTTACTGAGTTTAAGAAAAAGATGGAGAGTGTGGGCATTTCAAACCTACAAAAGAAATACGAAGATCTGAAGAAAGTTGTGGATGAAACAGACTTTGTAGTCAAAGAGTTGGCTAAAAACGACATGGAAAGGATAAAAGAAACCAAAGAATGGGTACCCGCTCTCGTGGGATGTGTTAATGATGTCGTCGAGCTTAAGAAGAAGATGGAGATTGTGGATACCTCAGACCTAAAAAAGAAATATGATGATCTGAAGAAAGTTGTGGACGAAACAGACTTTGTAGTCAAAGAGTTGGCTAAAAACGATATGGAAAGGATAGAAGAAACCAAGGATTGGGTACCTATGCTCATCGGTTGTGTTAATGATGTCGATGAGATTAAGAAGATGATGGAGATTGTGGATATCTCAGACCTAAAAAAGAAATATGATGATCTGAAGAAAGTTGTGGACGAAACAGACTTTATAGTCAAAGAGTTGGCTAAAAACGATATGGAAAGGATAGAAGAAACCAAGGATTGGGTACCGATGCTCATCGGTTGTGTTAATGATGTCGTTGAGATTAAGAGGAAGATGGATGTTGACCTGGAGATTTTTCGGGTTAAAAATTCAGATAAAAAAGTGGTTGGACCCAATCATTCTTCGAATAATTTTTCTTTAAATTCTAAAGATCATTTTGATTATGAAATTAAAAAAACAATGTTTTTTTTTCCTGGTTTAATTTTACCACAAGACTCGTATATTTCATCGCTTTATTTGGTCGTCAGTATCAAAAGTAATTCAAAGCATAATAGGCGCTTTGAACTTTTAATTTTTGAAAAAAAGGGTATGAAACAGTTGTATTCTTTTGACAAAGAAGCAAGTGAGGAAATTATAATGGAAGATTTCAATACACCATTAAAAGTTGATGCAAAAACTAAAATTTTATTAACATGTGATAAAAAAATTGAAGGTATGGCAACCTTAACTTTGAACTATTAATTTTTAAAGTCTTTTGAGACTTTAAAAATTCATTACTTTACATTTATGGTTTTATAAATCATTATAATGAAAAAAATAACAAATGCTGGCAGAATCAAGTACAACAGTATGTCTTCAAAAGAATAATAACTCAATAGTGATAATGGACCATTTCCAGTTCCTGGTTTAGGGGTAGGATTTACGGTAGGTTTATAACCCTTTTCGGCTGTTTTGTAATAGTCTTCGTTTTGTAATAGTTGTGGTGGTTTCATACTCAAACTTTTAAATTTTTTTCTTTCCGGTGGTTTACTAACCGTAAAAGTTATTATACCTCCGCATTGGTGTCTTTGACCTTTATTATCCACAATAGTGACAATTTTCCCAAACTGCGCAACTTTATTATAAGGGTACATTGCCATCTTAAAGTAACCACTGTCTCCACCCCATTTAGGTCCCCACGAATTTCTACAATACCAGTATGGTACATCCCCACGTTTATTGTTATCGTAAAGGATGTTTTTAGCCATACCCCAACCAATAATAGCAACAGCGTGCGAACCTCGATATGCCGATCCACTACTATTACTATCACTGAATGTTAATGGTGCTCCGGGAACATAATTTGCTCTATCCAAATACACTCCACCATTGATTTTTGTAAAGTATCCAGAACCAAAATTTTGCATAACAAAATATCCTGTTAGCACTGGACCATTAAGTAGTATATGTTTTTTAATTGCAGTGTGTAAATTTTCTTCTGTAGTTGCTCCTTGCCCTATAGCCAAAGTTTTAATATCTCTGTTTATTAGGTAATTATAATGATCAACATCTCCATAATAACAACCACATTCTTGTGGTATTAACGATGATAAATTTTGTGCTTCAAAGTGTCTTGTGGCTGCGCCGTTACACTTTTCGTTTTTGGCGCAAAAAGAATAGTCTAAACAATGCTTAGATGGTATTCCCGAACCACGAGCAATATCTTGTAACAACAATGCTGGATTACCACCATCGCAACGACCCTGTGGATAACAAGTCAGAGCCCATGTAGTGGATATTTCAGGGCGCCAATCGACCAAACCGGCAACAACAAACACATCACCTATAACACTCGCAGTTGATATAGCCCAACAAGAACCACATAGATATTGGTTGTCTGGAGGCATAATATATTTTTTTTTAGTTATGGTCGCTTTGTCGTCTATTGGATACACATACCTCCAATCGTACACTTCCGGAATTTCTCTAGTCTTTTCCACGGTGCTAGTTTGATAGGTCAAATGAAGGTCCAAATGATCTTGATTAGAGTACGACTGAGAGTATTTCAGAAAATTTATATGTGTATTGAGCGGCGGCAGTACAAAATCTGGAGATTTTTGTTTTAAGAAAGCCTCATGTTCTTCGTGGTGTATACCATCTATTATGTGAACAGGTCTTTTTTTAGCCAAATGATGGTGTAATGGATCATTTATTCCGATTTCATTCATTTATTAGTTGGAGAATACATGGAAGAAATTTGAGAAGTCTCTCGTTATTTCACCCCCGAAGGTACTTCAATTCTTAATTTTAAAAAAATGATTTTTTTAGGTTAAATAAAGGACTAATAAAGATATGAGTACTAAAGTTAATATGGATGTTATTGAACCATTAAATGTTACAGACCAACAAATGGACTACAACGAACCTAAAAAACAACCCCTTTTTAAAACTTTAAATTTTTGGATAGAAACAACCATCTTCATACTATCTGTTGTGGGTGCATTTTGCATCTCTTATGCCATCTCTCAAGGATGGCTTTTATGGTTTGTTTCAAACATTATTTGTATTTTCTATTTTGGAAAGCAAAAACAGTATCCTTTAGCCATCCAACAGGTAGTTTTCTTAACAACAACAATTATAGGTATAGTTAACAATTTTAAAGATATATTTGGGTTGGGATAAGTCAAAATCCAAGGAAAATATTTTTAATGGTTCTTAGAACCATTAAAAATAAATTTAAGTCAAAATTTACAGAAAAATGATTACGTCAACCTTAATTCAAAAAAATAGAGATATGGAAAACTATTATAGTGATACCAGGGTACTATTAGCTCTAGAAAAGAGCGAGGGAGAGTTAATGGATATTTTAACTTTTATAAAAGAGATTAATTTTGAGATTGCAATCGATTTAACATTTGATGTGTTATGGGCCAATATAACTAAAAACCGATATATATATATATATATATCATTATTGGAATGGTTAGGTTATTCGGGGCCTAAAGAACTACATAAACAAGCCTTTATTAATCTATTAAATAGAAATAATATTGAATATGAATATATAGCTTATCAACATCCATTAATTCGAGAATTTCCTGAAATACTAGACGAAATAGGTCAAATGAGACCTGTGGACAAACCGCGAAAAAAATGGCTTATAATGGATACCAAAAACTTTAAAAAGGCTGTTATGAGGTTAAACACTCCACGGAGAGAATCAATTCAAGATTATTACCTTCTGCTCGAAGAACTTGTTCAACTCTATGGTGCATACACTCATAAATTTAAAGAGACCCAATTTAAGGCTCAACTTGAAGCTAAAAATAAAGAGTTGAAGGATAGAGACAACCACGTCCTGCTACTGAAAGATTTATTGATAGATGACACTAAACGAGAGAGACTTCAAGTAGTATACATCTCTACATCACAGAACTATGCTAGACAAAATCGTTCTAAACCCGGAGGAGTAGAGAAAGAAGCTCTACTTAGGAGTCGTCTTTCGACTTACAACAGTCGGTCAGCTAAGGGAGACGAGTGGTATTTCTACGAGTGGTACTTTGTGGCCGATTACCGGCAAGTAGAGAGTCGGTTGAAGGACGTCTTGGGTAGGTTCAGAGACAAGAAGAACAAGGAGATGTATGTCCTAAACCTCTCTCATATGACTTACATCGTTCAATATATCTGCGAACATTACAACGACGAAGTGGATGAAGTCAACGCTAAACTAGCCGAATTTATATCTGGGTTCGACTCTCACAATCTAAGACCTTTTGTCCCAGAACCAAAGCCTCTCCCTCTAACTATACAAGAAGCCAAACTTTCGACTACGGAAGAGGATGGTACGACTACGTTAACGACCATCCAAGCCAACTCTCAAGACGACTTTAAAGCAAAACTAGAAGAATACATCCTAAAGCTGGATTCGGCCACAACTTGTATATCCAAAAAGAAGGTCTTTGACGACCTCAACGTTAAGAAAGGTCGAACCGATAAGCTTCCGTTACTTCAATTTATTTTAGGTAAACTTAGACCTAACGTTAAACTCTTGCAAAAATCTTAAAAAAATTCTTTTTTAATGCTTATTTGAAGCATTAAAAATTCATTATTTAAAAAGTAATTTATCTACGGTCGTTTCAACGCAAAAAAGTCTATGGAAAATTATTCCTAAAATTAAAGATATTAAAACACCATTAAGTTTGGAAATTTTAAATATTGAAGCTAGTAATAACCCCAGTAAGATTGCAGGGACCAAGTCAACCAAACTTATATCAAATGCTCGATATGACTTTCTTAAACCTTCGTTTGGTTTACCCAAAATATCTTTGTTTTGGCACAAATTAACCATTTATTTTATATGTTTTTATGACGATGAAACACTTTGTTGTGGAGAACTCGTAGGTTTTTTCGAAACAAAGGACGCAACCGACCCTAAAACACCCACAACTAGTAAGGCCCCACCAAGGTATAGCAACCACTGTCTGTATTTGATGGTCGTAAACCCAGATACATTAATATTGGCTGGAGTGTCTGGAATAAGACCAGGTCCTTTTAATGGTGGGGTGTAAAGCTTCCACCCATCTGGATTTTTCACATAAACGTGAAAATACACAGGGTCGGCTTGAGAGTAGTAAACATATATACTACCAGCAATACCTTGAGTTGTTGGACTAGGTTGAGTTGTACCCCAATTGATTGTATTTGCGGTCGTAAAATTGGAATGGGCAAAAGAACCTTGCTTCATCCACATTCGAAGTGATTGATCGAAAAAATAATAATCTGTGGTCGCCACATCCAGGTACACATCACCTTCCGATTTTGTTGGCGGACCGGTACCTTTAATAAAGATTGGGGTTCGAAATAGTTTTGAGTGATCCGGTGAGCTTGTAATGGCTTTTTCACACCCTCTACTTATGCTACTATAGAAAGTTGTTTGAGGTGGACTAAAGGAAGTATGATTACCTAGTTGGTCGATGGTGTTTCCTTGCCAGTCAAAAGCCACACAGTTTCTATTGTTGGCGCATGCTTGGGCGGCAGCGCTACTAGTATTGAAAGAGTTAACTGTTCCAGTTAACGGTACGGCATTGCAATCTGGTAGATTTCTAATTAAGGTTGAAAAGGCGTGAGAATAGACGGTTTCTTCGATCCATGTATAGTAAGCTACTAAACATCCAGAGCCGGCGAGTATACTCAGAGGAAATAAATATCGTCCTACGACTGCCACTCCTCCAATTACAGAAACAAAAGGTATACCCAACACGAGAGCAACAATTATAATAATTTGCCATAAATCTAGTCCTTCGGCTTTTGCAGTCGCACTTTGGTCTATTTTTTCCTGTAATTTCTGATAAACAGTGTTTTTGGAAACGGCATTTTGTACGCAAGACCCAAAGATGTCTGCAAATTCTTGCATTAAATTATTGGTAATATAAACGTTACCTTTGACCCTAGACACGCTAATGACTTGGTTTTCGGATATACTTGAAGCACAAGACTGGCTAATGGTATTCATAAGCTCGGCGCTAGCTTTTAAAAATAAATTAATTTCATTTTGGGCGTTGGGAAATTGAAAGATGTTTAAACCACTAACTATACTCTTACAAGCCTGAGCAATCTCCATGGTTAAATTTTGCTGTACATCCTCTTGTACAAGTGTATTCATTAAAGATTTCATGTTTATATTGGCTTTCTGAGTGAAAGTATTGCCAGAAATTACAACATCTCCATCCACGTCCGTTACACTAATGATTTGTGTTTGGTCGGTTGTGAGCTTAGTCGTTGATACTATATCATTTGAAACTTTGGCTATAGCTTCCGTAGCAGCCTTTGTTATATTTTTTGAAACAGCAGATCCCATTGTTTATTATAACCAATTTTTCATATAGCCTTTTATATATGTTAATAGGAGGTTAAAAACCTCCTTTTATCCTTTTAATTTTTCGATTTTTTTATGCTTTTCCTCAGGTATACTATATCCACTCCATCAACGAATATTTAATATTTTTTTAGTGATTCGACTGTACAAGAGAAACAATGACAAAAACTGTTCTATACTCACTCCTCTTTTAACCCTCAAAACTAGATATAATAAAATGAGGTATGAAATTTTACTAGTTGTGCAGGTACTATTAGTCAATAGTCTGACTACGGCACGGTATAATGGAAAAACATGCGATTCTGACTCTGGTTGTCTACCGTGGATGTCGTGTATAGACAATACATGCCAATGGTGTGGTAAACCTGGAACATTATGCGGGGAAATATATTCTCCTTGCTGTAAAGGTTTCGTATGCCAAAAAATGCACGATAACGCATACAAGAATGCAAGCATATGTCTACCAGAGAGTTGCCGTGTTGAATCAGATTGTCCACGGGGATTTGGGTGTAGTCTCCGACTTGGAAAGTGCGAAATATGCAAAAAAGACGGTGAAATCTGTTCTTTACCGTTCGACGACGAAGAATGTTGCAGTGGTTTCTGCTATTTACCGCGAAACACTGTTAATGGTCGTGGGATATGTAAGAATTTATTTACAACTACAACCACTACAACCACGTTACCACCACCAGTCTACAAAAAAGGTCAGTACTGCTACCAACACCACCATTGTGGTTATCGAGAACAATGCAATAGCAACTATCAATGTGCTGGTTGCCAGTTCTCTTCAACTATTTGTGTACAAGATCAAGACTGTTGTTCTGGACAATGTAGATTTCATCCAGTATTTAAAACAATGACTTGTATGTAGGTTTTTAATGCTTCTTAAAAGCATTAAAAAACAATTTTACGATAAGCATATTCTATACAATAATAACCACAATTTTTATCGGTTAAAACAGTTTCGGTATTTAAAGTGTTTTGGTACTTTAAAAAGTAAATTTTTTTCTTTTCCATCAACTTGTACAAAAATGGTTCCAATAAATCATTAATTTGTTTAAAATTAATATAATCGTTGAATGGTTCAAACCTCTCTATAATTTTTGTTTTATTATCCAGAAGAACGATATTTAAATGACGTAGCTTTTCACCATAAATTTTAATTGGAAATACAATAAACCTCTTTTCTTTGTGGTTTAAATCAACCAACGCATTTGAAATATTTATACTAGGGTTATATCCAATCTTAATAGATATACTCGGTCCTACCGTGTAATGACTGGCCTTTTTTTTCAGTCTTAATTTTAAAAATTCCAAGAAGACTTTAAACCTCATTTATTACAGAGATCTTTTTTGCCGAATTTAAAATGAGCTTTTAACAAACTCCAATCAACCACTTGGTCTTCGTACAATTTTAAAAGGTCAAAAAGAATCGTATCTCTCAGTCTTGGATTGTTAGGGTACACGTTAGCCATAAAACATATTAAATCTTCCAAATCTATGTCTTTATAAAAAAATTCTAAAAGCTCCTTTAACTCCACTAATTTATCACAGGAAAAGTATTCGTTGTAAATGTTCTCAATCACCATTAATTTTTTATTTTTTACGAGTATGGACTTTGGAATGTTGTAGCTTTGATCCAACCTTATAC